GGGGGTCCTCGTCAACCAGCTGGGCCAATTGGTACTGGTCCAGAAAGCATCCCCAACACAGGCGCTCCAGATGTTAAAAACTATAAAGCTCCATTGACCGACAAGTATGGTTGGACTCCCGGATCAAAGGCAGGTGGATGGGACGCTGCTGGGCAACAAAAATACATAGATCGTACTGCCCCGGGTGTTATCAACAACATCAAAGACAAATTGGGTTATGACATGCCCGATCCTGACCATGGCCCTAGACCAGATGAAACACAACGACTGGCTAAACTCTATCCTAAGTCAACAAACGAAAATGCCGAACTATCTAGAATCAAAAAACTTTCTGGAATGTAAAAAGGGTAAATTAAACCGCACTTTTTTGTGCGGTTTACCACATCTGGCATAAATACTATTGACATTAGAGAAAAGTGTGCTAAACTATCTCATATGTTAGTTGTCTCATAGGGAGACAGCGAATATTAAAAACGAGACCATCTCAATTTATAAGGAAATATTATTATGGCATCATTAGCAGAAATTCGTGCTCGCATCGCGGCACAAGAAAACAAGTCAGGGAACAACGGTTCTACAAAACAATCTGACAACTTAATCTACCCCCACTGGAATATGGACGAAGGCACTACAGCCTCTTTGCGCTTTCTTCCAGATGCAGACAGCAAAAATCCCTGGGGTTTCTGGGTAGAACGTCAAATCATCAAACTACCATTTAATGGTGTTAAAGGTGATTCAAACGTAAAACAAATTCAAGTACAAATACCTTGCGTTGAAATGTACAACGATGGTTCTTCTTGTCCAATTTTGGCAGAAGTTCGTCCTTGGTATAAAGATGAATCACTAAAAGAATTGGCAAACAAGTACTGGAAGAAACGTAGTTATATATACCAAGGTTTTGTTCGTCAAAATCCTATCGGTGATGACACAACACCTGCGAACCCAATTCGTAAGTTTATTATCAGTTCGCAAATTTTCAGTATTATCAAGTCATCATTGACTGATCCTGAAATGGAAGAATTGCCAACTGACTATTTGCGCGGTCTTGACTTCAACGTTAAGAAATCAAGCAAAGGTGGTTATGCTGATTATTCTACATCAACATGGTCACGTAAAGAAAGTGCATTGACTGACCTTGAATTGGCAGCAATTGAAGCACATGGTTTGTACACATTGTCTGACTTCTTACCTAAGAAGCCAGGTGAAGCAGAACTACGCATTATGAAAGAAATGTTTGAAGCAAGCGTAGACGGTCAACCATACGACAATGAACGTTGGGGTAACTATTTCAGACCTTATGGTTTAGAAGCACCTGCAGGAACGACAGCGGCAGCAACAAAAGCGTCTACTGAAACTAGCGCACCCGCGACTGCACCTATAGCAGAGTCTGCACCATTTGATACTGATGAACCATCAACAGCATCAGCTCCAATCTCAGTCCCTACATCAGCTCCTAGCAGTGATAAAGCACAAGACATTCTTGCAATGATTCGTGCTAGACAAGCAAAAACTGCTTAATTAAAACGGGGACTTCGGTCCCCTATTAAATAGGAGAATATATGACATTACCAGACGAAAGATACCGGGCCCTAAAGCAAGGTAAAAAACTATTAGAGGAATTATGTGATCCTGGTAAAACACCAAGGGTACCCAGCATAGTTCGTGACAAAGCAAGAGCGGCACTAAGACATTACCCACACGATTATGAAATCGATTCTATGGCAGAAAAATGTCCCGACCTGCTTGATAAACAATCATTTACAATGTATACTAACGGTGTACACAGATAATATTAGGAGAACGATTTGGGTAAGCCATTTGATGTAAGTAAATTTAGAAAAGAAATCACTAAGTCCATTGAAGGCCTTAGTATAGGGTTTAACGATCCGACTGACTGGATCAATACAGGAAATTATGCACTTAACTATCTTATTAGTGGTGACTTTAACAAAGGGGTTCCTCTTGGCAAAGTCACTGTATTTGCTGGCGAGTCTGGTTCCGGAAAAAGTTTTATTTGTTCCGGTAACTTGGTACGTCATGCTCAACAACAAGGTATCTTTGTGGTACTCATCGATTCGGAAAATGCTTTAGATGAGAAGTGGTTACACGCATTAGGTGTGCAAACTACAGAAGATAAATTGTTAAAATTAAATATGGCTATGATTGATGATGTAGCCAAGACAATCAGTAAATTTGTTATTGATTATAAAACACTTCCAGCAGATGACAGACCTAAGGTATTGTTTGTCATTGATAGTTTGGGAATGTTACTAACACCCACTGACGTAAATCAGTTTGAAGCAGGTGATATGAAGGGTGACATGGGTCGTAAGCCTAAAGCATTGGCTGCACTTGTTCGTAACTCTGTTAACATGTTCGGTAGTTTAAATATTGGTATGGTTGCAACTAATCATACATACGCAAGTCAGGATATGTTTGATCCAGATGACAAAGTATCAGGTGGTCAAGGCTTTGTGTATGCTAGTAGTATTCTTGTTGCTATGAAGAAACTCAAACTCAAAGAGGATGAGGATGGTAACAAAGTTTCAGAAGTAAATGGTATTCGTGCCGCATGTAAGATTATGAAAACACGTTACGCTAAACCTTTTGAAACACTACAGATTAAGATTCCATACGAAACAGGTATGAACCCATATAGTGGTCTACTTGATTTGTTTGAGAAGAATGACTTGTTGACTAAAGAAGGTAATCGTTTGAGTTATACAACCGATGACGGAGAAATCTTAAAGATGTTCCGTAAAGGTTGGGAATCAAATGAAGGTGGTTGCTTAGATAAAGTCATGGATGAATTTAGTAAAAATCACGGAAAAAAGCTAAGTACTGAATCAGTGGAGGAGGCAGTACAATGAGTTTAGATAGTATCGTAGAGGTTTGGGAAATCTTGCGTGACCATGTTGATTTGAATGATCGAGGTGATGCGGCAGATTCTTTGGTCAATTATTTGATGGACAACAATTTTGAAGTTGAAGATATCAAAGATGCATTCAAAGATAAAGATATCACTAAGGCATTAAAAGGTTATGCCGAACAGCATTTCCAAGAAGAAGAATACGAAGAAAATGATGACGAGGATCACAATCCAGAAGATTGGAATTAAATGTCACACAATTGGTATACACGAATCGTTTATGATTTGTCAGTAATACCGGATTTTATATCGTATTATCTAGTTGAGTTAGACTCAGCAAAAAAAGATGTAAAGATATACGGCAAAGTTGAAAAGAACCTTGCTGATCTTCCCGGTACCACTGAACAGAGGTTCAATCAGTTACAAGAGATTGAGGCTGTGTTGAACTACCTAAACATTCAACTTCGGAAAATTCGCCGAAAACATTTTCAAAAGTATTTAGAAGCGTATAATAGAGCATTGACCAGTCGTGATGCTGAGAAGTATGTAGACGGTGAAGATGAAGTGATTGATTATGAAACATTAATCAATGAAGTGGCCCTACTACGCAATAGGTGGTTAGGAATTATGAAGGGTCTTGAAGCCAAGCAATGGCAGATGGGACATATCGTGCGATTACGCACAGCAGGAATGGAAGACATATCATTATGACACATTACAGAGGTAAAGGATTTTTGCAAATACTCGGTGGCGGAGCAGGTGGACCATCAAAATATAAGGGGACTTCAGCGTTATCATCAGCACAAATATCACCTATCACTATTTCAGCTTTACAAGGTTATGTCCCAACCACATCATTAATTAGTGGATCACAATGGGACGAAGTTCATGTTCAATCTCAGTACCATGAGGCTGTTAAAAAATATGAAGTACTAGAAAGTCCAGAAGATGTGCTTGCACTAAGTGTGACTTGGAAACGATTGAATAAAAATAATCCATCAGCAGTAGCCAGTATTTCTAATTTGTTGAGTAAAGAATTATTCACACATATCACTGATGAAGACCGAGAACTTGGTCAAGAAATTCGTGACTACTACAGTAAGAAGATTATGATATGGAAACTCAAAAATGCTAAATTTTCAAAATTTAGAGATGAGTTAAATTCTTACATACACAGTCCAACTCCCTTGTTAGTTAAAAATGATTTCATGGGTATGATTTATTATCTTCCATATTTCTATGAATACGATACTGGTGTTGATGAGGTTCGTGTTCAAGTGAATCCAAAAATCAATGTGTCATTTCAAATGGTAAGAGATACACCTAGAGAATTAGAACCATTACAAAAGATTGTCTCTAAACGAAAATCCGCCGTGACTAATCACTATTGGTTAAAAGATATAGAGACCAATAGTGCAGTTCAATTTGTGTTTGATGTATCAAATCCACTAGAACATATTTGGTCTATACTGTTTGCTAAGAATGAAATCATGGAAGTAACAGGTTCGTACTACACAAAGTCACGTGACGAATTTGAATACTTAAGTGTTAAAAATTGGAAGCTAGAAAACATTTGACAATAAAGCCATTCGGCTGTACAATAAGCACATGAACTTAACTAAAGGAACAAAAATGACTCTTAAACAAAAAGCAATGATACAAACTCTTGCAATTTTCATTGGTATGATTTTAATCTCAGTACTACTAAATGTAATACTTGTGTATGCATCTATTCAAGCTATTCAGTATACGTGCGGTGCTATCCTAATCGGATTCTTGGTATACGTTGTATATGGTGTTGTTTTATCACGACTTGAGTATGATGCAAAATTAAAGGAACTAATTAGTTCCAAAACTTGACAGTAATTGGATTCTCATATATAATACTTGTATTGATTGATTGAAAAGGGGTTTTTATGTCATCAACGATTTGTGTTAAGTATGGTGAGTATCGCAACATGCCTGTTGTGAACAAAACTTTTAAACTTGTCAAAGGTTATCAGACAGGTTCTAAAGGTGGTTTTGTGACAGTTAAGAACGAGGGTCATTTCCCTAGCGTTAATATCGAAAATATTAAAGTTAAGGTTAATGGTATTGAAAATATTGAATTTGTTAATGGAGAAGTAGAAGTGTCAGATGCTATTCAGTTTACGATTAAACAGCCTAAGGCGCCTGTAGTCAAAGAAACTGACGAGGAAGCAATGAATCGCATTGCAACCCGTTTTGCAGTACTTGATGAAATGTCGCAAGCGGCTATCAACGGTGATATACGTGCTATGATAGTATCAGGTCCCCCGGGAGTTGGTAAGTCATACGGTGTTGAAACACAACTTGAAAAATCAAGTCTTTTTGATAAGATTGCAGGTAAGAAATTACGTTATGAAGTTATCAAAGGTGCTATGACCGCTCTTGGTTTGTATGCACAATTGTACAAACTTTCGGATCGTAAAAACGTATTAGTGTTTGATGATTGTGATAGCGTGTTTGCTGATGACTTGTCATTGAACATTTTGAAGGCTGCACTTGATTCAGGTAAGCGTAGACGTATTTGCTGGAATAGTGATTCTAGTCTGTTACGCCGTGAAGGTATCCCTGACAGTTTTGACTTTAACGGTACTGCTATTTTCATTACAAACTTAAAGTTTGAAAATGTGAAAAGCAAAAAATTGCAGGATCACTTAGAGGCATTGCAAAGTCGCTGTCACTTTCTTGACCTGACTATTGATAGTGAACGTGACAAAATGTTGCGTATCAAGCAGGTGCATCGTGATGCTGACGGTGGTTTGTTCAAAGACTATGATTTTGAAAACGGTGAAGGTGAGATGATTATTGAATTCATGTTTGAAAATCAATCTCGCTTGCGTGAGTTGAGTATGCGTATGTGTCTGAAAATTGCAGACCTAGTAAAGATCAGTCCTAGCAATTGGAGAGCATTGACTGCTAGTACTTGTATGAAATCTGCTTAATTTACCCTTTCGTTAAGCAGTAAAGAGGGACTTACATGTCCCTCTTTTTCCACTATGTTTGCTTTGCAATACACTAAGTAGTATAATATGAACATGATAGTGAAACCTAACACAAAAGAACAATTAGTAGATTTTATGCTAAAGCATATTAGCCTAGGAACCTACGACAAAAAGTTTTTAGACAATTTGCTACACTTAAATTTTGCAGTTAAGAATCCAATTACAACCAATCAAGCCGAGTTGCTCAACAAGATTACATCAAGGTATCATAGACAATTCTTAAAAAAGGATTTGAACAGTGAAGAACTAATTCAGTTACCTTGGACACTACAGCCTATTGAGAGCAGTGTTCAATTTACGCAAGCATACATATCTATAGCGGATGACAAAGACATTGTTATTCATAGTCCTTACAAAAAAGAATTTGTAAAGACACTAAAGGCCCTAGAATACATGCAGTGGGATAAAGAAAATAAACTTTGGCATACACCCTGTGCTGAATTTAGGTTAAAGAAGTTAATAGAAATATCACATCATAGTTATTCAATTGTCAATTACTGTCCTGTTATTGAAGAAATAATGATCCAACTTAAACTATATGAAGAAGTTAAGTATTGGAATCCAACATTGATTGAACGCAATGGTAATTACTATGTTGTTGCATGTAACAAAGTACTGTATGAGAAAATCAAAGACATTGACTTGAATGAAGATCCT